AACTGATCAGCGTCGAAGAAACGCACCTGCTGATTGAAACTTACGGACTGGAAAACGCATGAGCCAGTGGTTCCGCATGTATAATGAGGTGCTGGATGACCCGAAGGTGCAAAGACTTTCAGGCGACGACTTCAAAAGTTGGGTAAACATTCTTTGCCTTGCGTCGAAGAACGACGGCGCAATTCCTTGTGCCGAAGATGTCGCATTTGCTCTTCGCGCCGATCCTAAAAAAACTGCAGCACTTATTGTAAGGCTTTGTTCTGCTGGGCTAATTGTCACCAATGAAACGGGCATGTCGCCGCACAAATGGAACGAGAGGCAATACAAGTCAGACGTTTCAACCGAAAGAGTGAAACGTTTCAGGGAGCGTTCCAAGAAACCATCCGAAACCGCTACTGAAACAGCACCAGATACAGATACAGAGCAGAGTGTTCCGTTATCTAACGATAACGGCGCGGAGCCGGATTCTGACACCGTGTTTTGGGACAACGCCAAATCCTATCTTGGCAAGTCTAGGGCAAGCTTGGTTGGCAAGTGGATTAGCCAGCATGGGCGAGAGGCAACGGTTGCTGCGATAGGTGCGGCCCAGATCAACCGGGCAGTCGATCCCGTGGATTACATCCAGGGTTATTTCCGAAAGCATCGCGCCGAATTTCAGCCTGCGGTGCCGTTATGACTGATTGGCATCCCCAAAAGCTGGGCAAGCAGATTTGCCCGCAATGCTCCCACACCCGCAAGCACAAAACTGACCCCTGCCTGTCGGTCAATTCACAGGACGGCGATCTGGTCTGGTTTTGCCACCACTGCTCATTTTCTGGAGGTACGAATGCTTCACGACCGGCACAAGGAATGGCTCGCGAAACGCGGCATCCAATCCGATATTGCGGAAGCGATGGAGGTTTCGACGGTCAGCGATCCGCAAGGAAACTGGCTGTGCTTCCCGTATCGCCTCGACGGCGCGCTGGTGAACCGCAAGTACCGGCTGACTTCGGAAAAGCGCCATCGCATGGACAAGGGGGGCAAGCTTTGCCTCTGGAACGCAGAGGTCTTGCGGTCGCAGCCGGTGGTCGATCACGGGGCATCGGTTATCATCACGGAAGGCGAATTTGACGCGCTGATCGCGATCCAGTGCGGCAACACCGCAACGGTGTCTGTCCCCAACGGTGGATCAAGCGTCAAGGACAGCGACCCATTTTCCAGCACCGCCTACAGCTACCTATGGGAAAGCAAGGATGATCTGGAGCGGGTCCGAACATTCATTCTCGCCACTGACGCCGATGATGTCGGGCTGAAGATCGCCCATGATCTGGCATCGATCCTTGGTGTCGAGCGGTGCCGCTTCCTGACCTATCCTGAAGGCTGCAAAGACCTAAACGAGGCTTTCGTCGCCCACGGGTATTCTGGGGTGAACCAGACTATCCAGGGGGCCAAGCCTTTCCCGGTCAAGGGTCTCTACACCATGTCGGACTTCCCCGACGCGCCACCAGTGCGGGGCATGGACACCGGCATTGCCGTCTTGGACGATAAGCTTCAGTTGGTTCTCGGCACTCTCACGGTATTCACCGGCTACGCCAACATGGGCAAGACAACGGTCCTCAACACGATCGTTGCCCATTGCATCGCGCATAACGTGGTCTGCTGCATCGCCAGCTTCGAGACGGCGCCCAAACCCATATTGCGAGACGCCATCGCCCGCGCGCTGATCGGTTGCCAACAGAATGACTTCGCCGGCCACCCCCAACGCCAGGCCGCGCTCGCCGCAGTTGACGAAAATTTGAAGGTCATCAGCAATTCTCTGGATGAGGATCTGGAACTGGACCTTGAAAGCTTTTTGGAGACCGCTCGAATTTCCGTCATCCGCGACGGCGCGAAGTTAATCATTCTCGACCCATGGAATGAGCTGGAACACAAGCGCGACCGCGATGAGACGATGACGGAGTATGTTGGCCGCGCCATCCGCAAGGTCAAAGCCTTCGCCCGCCGTTACAACGTGGCATTCTGGATCGTTGCGCATCCGACAAAACCGCAGAAGGGCGTCAACAGTATGCCCAGCCTGTACGATGTCAGCGACAGCGCGAATTGGTCAAACAAGGCTGATTACGGTCTGGTATATCACCGCAAGGACAAGACCCAGAACGAAGCTGATCTGGCAGTCGTCAAGGTCAGGATGGGACTGCCCGGCCAGTGCGGTGTCATGACCGTCAAGTTCGATCACCGCTTAGGTCGCGTCAATGGCATCACAGCATGAAACAGGCGTCCAAGCCCTTATCCTATCCCTTATCCACCACCCCAACCCCTCCAAAGCCTGTCCCAAGCGCGCAGCAGCGAAATTTGGCGTCAGCGAGGAATGGGCGAGGCACTATGTCGCGGTTGAGAGATCAAGGAGGGCGTTGTGAGTAACCCAAGGCATACAGCTGAAGTCGCGAGAGCGCGGGTAAAGTCGAGAAAATTGCGATCGCGTTTCGGGCATAAACTAACAGGCCAGCCTCTTTTGCCTGTCCGCTTACACCTCAGACAGTGGCAACACGACTGTTACCAAACTCCATACAATCGGATAACGGGAAAGGAGATCAAGTCATGATGGGCCGCAAGCCAGTTCTTCGTGACCGGATTTTGACCCGCGCTGCCGAAATGAAAATGCAGGGCGACATGGTGAACAAGTCCCGGATTGCTCGCGAGCTTCATTGCTCAATCAGGCAAGTGATGCGCGTACTACCATCCAGTGTGGTGGCTTCGCTCTAACTACATTTGTCATATGCCAGAGCGCTTTGAATTAGGATAGATGGATTGCCGACTTCCTCTGGAGATCGGCATGTCCATTCTTGGCCTCATCGTCCTACTCATCGTCCTTGCGGCGCTCCTGCCCCTGATTGGCGTAAACCTCGAACCCAACATCATGCGGATCGTCTATGTTGTCCTGCTGATCGCTGTGGTGGTCTGGCTGTTCACTGGCGGCGTTACGGGGCTGCGGGTCTGAATGAGCGGCGCGCCAAATCATAATGGCGAAAAAAAGGATACGCGCATCAAGCCCGGCGAGGTGCGTAATCCAGCTGGTCGTCCAAAAGGCGCGCGCTCGAAATTGGGCGAAGACTTCCTCAAAGCGATGCAAGAAGACTTCGCAGCGCATGGTGTGACAGCCATTGCGAAAGTCCGTGATGAGAAGCCTGACCAGTATCTCAAGGTCATCGCCTCCATCCTTCCCAAGGAAGTGGATATCGGTGAGAACCTTGCGAACAGCCTGAAGGACAGCCGGGACGCTGCCGCCCAAGCCTTTTACCGCGCTATGGCCGAAGAGATGTCACGCCCTGGGGATATGGTCCAGTGAGCGGCGCCCCGCGCATAGCAATCCCCGCGCCGCTGCAAATGGCAGTGTCTTGTGCCCAGAAGGCCCAAGTAATTTGGGACGCGCGTCGTAAGGACTTCTGGAATCATCCTAAGCTTTGGGATGACATTGAAGACCCGACTACGGAAATGTGTTGGGATCATCGCCTCAAAGACGTGATTGACGTGAGGTCGAGCCAGTGAACGCCGCCCACGCCCTGCAGGCTGAAGACTTTGCCTACTCCCGCCTGATAGCCTATGCCGCCTATCAGTGGCCTGGCTACACGGACGCTGCTCACCACCGGCTGATAGCCCGCCACCTCGAAGCGGTAGAGCGCGGCGAGATTACGCGCCTCATGATCACCATGCCCCCGCGTCACGGCAAGAGCATGCTGGCCAGCGAATTCTTCCCGGCATGGTACATGGGTCGCAATCCCGATCATTACGTTGTGACAGCCACCTATGGTCAGGAACTGGCTGATGACTTCGGCCGCAAGGTCAAGAACCAGATCGATGACGACGCTTTCCGGGCGATCTTCCCGGGCGTTGGGCTGGCCGATGACAGCAAGTCATCCAAGCGCTTCCACATTGACGGCAATATGGGTGGGCTTGAGCATGCCACGACCCAGCGCGGCGCATTCTATGCCGTGGGCGTTGGCGGGCCGCTGACAGGCCGTGGCGCCCATCTGCTGCTGATCGATGATCCGGTAAAAAACCGCGAGGAAGCTGAGTCAGAGATCCAGCGCAAGAAGGCGAAGGACTGGTACACCAGCACCGCCTACACCCGGCTTATGCCCGGTGGGCGTATCGTGATCATCCAGACACGCTGGCATGAAGACGACCTGTCTGGCTGGCTCCAAGCTGAGCATGAGCATGAAGGCTGGGTGGTTCTCAATCTGCCGGCCATCAACGACAATGGCGAGGCCCTATGGCCTGAGCAGTATCCTGTAGAGGCTTTGGAGCGGATCAAGCGTGCTCTCCCGCCCCGTGACTGGTCAGCGCTCTACCAGCAGGCCCCCAGCCCCGAGACCGGCGACTATTTCAAGCGGGAATGGATTATCCAGACAGACGTGATCCCACCGCTTGCCCAGATGTCCGTCTATGGCGGGTCGGACTATGCTGTGACAGCCGATGGCGGCGATTACACCGTTCATGCGGTGGTCGGCATATCCCACGAAGGCCGCATGTACCTTCTGGACCTGTGGCGCGCTCAGGCTTCGTCTGACGTGTGGGTTGATGCATTCTGCAACCTTGTCCGCAAATGGAAACCGATAGGCTGGGCCGAGGAAACAGGACAGATCAAGTCAGGCGTTGGCCCCTTCCTCATGAAGCGCATGATGGAAACGGAAAGCTACACCGTGCGTGAGCAATTCCCCACGCGCGGCGACAAGGCTGTTCGTGCGCAATCAATGCGCGGTCGCATGGCTATGCAGGGGCTTTTGGTCCCCAAGGATGCGCCATGGGTCAGCGACCTGATAGCCGAGATGATGTCTTTTCCTGTCGGTGTTCATGACGATCAGGTCGATGCTCTGGGATTGGTTGGTCAGCTTATGGATCGCTATTCCTCAGGCAATGCGCCGAAGGAAGAAAAACGCCTGCCCGGATTCATGAAGGTCGTAGAGGATGGCGTGATTGCACCTCCGTTGCGGAGGACGCGCCGTGGTTGACGACAACGACGAGATTGATACCTTTACCGGCCCCGAGCCTAAATCCTCCGCTGGTATTCTTGCTGCGCTCAAAAAGTCGGATGACAAGTTCCGCAACTGGCAGGCGACATGTCAGGACATTGACGAGATTTACAGCCGCGAGGGTACGGGCTTCAACCGCATTTTTGACAATGCGATGTTCTCCTATAGTTGGGCAGACAGCCAGCTAGACCTGTTCTGGGCATCATACGAGATACTCAAGCCCGCGACCTATGCACGGCCTCCTGTGCCTGCTGTGGCGCCGCTGTTTCAGGACAACAAGCCGCTTCAGACCACTACCGCTGAGCTACTGGAACGCACGTCTGTTTCCGTGTTCAAGCGGACCTGCATTGATGACGTGATGAAGGCGGTTCGTGATGACCTGCTGTTCACCAATCGCGGCGTCATGTGGCTGCGCTATGAGACGGACGATGGCAAGAAGGTCTGCGTCGAGCATGTAGACCGCACCGATTTCCGCCATGAGCCGGCGCGCTATTGGTCCGAAGTCGGTTGGGTCGCCAAGCGCTCATGGATGACGCGCAAGGAAATGCGCAAGCGCTTCCACAAGACCAGCGGCGATGCCTATCAGGACGTGAAGCTTGAAGCACGGCGCGACGAGAACGATACGCGCCCCGATAGCGTCCGCAAGGGCGGCGTGTGGGAAGTCTGGCACCGCGCCGACAACAAGGTTTATTGGGTTGCCGAGGGCTGCGACAAGCGGCTTGACGAGGATAAACCCCATCTCAAGCTGGACGGCTTCTTTCCCTGCCCTCGCCCGGCTTATGGCACTCTGCAGCGCCGATCGCTGATCCCCGTTCCCGATTGGGAGCGTTACGCCGTTCACTTCCAGAAGATCAGCACCCTAACGAGCCGCATATATCTGCTGCTTGAGAAGGTCCGCATGAAGGGCCTGATCGCCGCTGGTGGGGATATTGGGGACGCGGTTGAGGAACTGATCCGCTCCGACGATGACGAAATACTAATCCCGGTCCCCGGCGCTGCCATGATGGCGACGGGCGGCGCGGCGAATATCGTTTCGTGGCTGCCGCTTAATGAACTGGCGCAGGCCATTCAGGGTCTGATCGACGCCCGCACCCAACTGATCAACGACTTTTACCAGCTATCTGGCATCTCTGACATCATGCGCGGGGCGACGGAAGCCGAGGAAACCCTTGGCGCTCAGCAGCTCAAGAGCCAGTTCGGGTCTGTCCGTGTTCAGGAGAAGATTGACGAACTGCAGCGCATCGCAGCGGACGCGGTAAAGATCGCCGCCGAGATCATCGCGGAGAATTTCGACAAGGATACGCTCCTTGAGATGAGCCAGATGGAGATCCCCACCAAGGCGGATATCGAGAAGCGCATAAAGGAGATTGAGAAGGCAGCGAAGGAAGAACTGTCCGCTCTCAAGAAGAAGGCGGAAGAGATGGCCGCGCAGGTGCAAATGCAGCCCGCGCCTAACCCGAGTGCCCAGATGGCCCCACAAGGCCCTGAGCAGCCGCAAATCGACCCGCAGCAGGCCCAGCAACAGTTCGAGCAGGCGCAACAAGCCATCGTCCAGAAATATGCGCAGATGCTCAACCACGAACAGCAGCAGGTTCCCATTGAGGATGTGATGAAGCTGTTGCGGGATGACCGTGCCCGCAACTTCGCCTTCGAGATCGAGAGTGACAGCACCATCCTGACAGACGAGTTGCAGGAGAAGGCGTCCCGTAATGAGTTCCTGCAGGAGTTCACCAACGCCAGCCAAGGCTTGATGGGCATCGCCGCCATGGGCGAGCAAGGGGCGAAGCTGGCGGGTGAACTTATGAAGTTCGTGCTGGCTCCCTATCGCGCTGGCCGGACGCTCAATGCCTCGATTGACGAGTTCATTGATGCTGCCCCAGAGATGGCCGCGAAGGCTCAGGGCGCGCAGGGTGATGATCAAGGCCTGGCCGAAGCCAACAAGATGCTGGCCGAAGCGGAGATGACCAAGGCTAAGGCTGCGGTTGCCGGCGTTCAGGCCAAGAGCCAGCTCGACCAAGCTGAGAATCAGCGCAAGATGGGCGAATTGCAGCTTAAGGCGCAGGCTGACGCACAGAAAGCGCAGTCGGAGAACCAGAAGCTACAGCTCCAAATTGCTGATATGCAGGAAAAAGCAGCGCAGGCTGCTGCCATGACCGAAGCGCAAATCAACAAGCTTACCGCCGATACTGCCAAGATACTCGCCTCCATCGGCTTGGACGAGCGCAAGCAGCAGCTATCCGAATATGCCGCCGCGAACCAGGCGCAGGCTCAGCAGGTCGATCAGGCTCTCGCGGTCGAAGGCCAGCAGCAGGACGCGCAGTTCCGCGAGCGCGAGCATGAACGCGCCGACCGTGGCGAGGACCGGGCCGATCGAGGTCAGGAATTCACTGAACAATCATCCGATCGTCAAATGACCTTGGCCGAGCGCCAGGCACAGCAGGGGCAAGACTAATGGCAGTGGCAGTCACTCTAACCGATCCCAATGGGAATTATACGGGCGCCAATGTAGGTGGTTCGTCGATCGCCACTTCTCAGGCGGCTTCTTCGGTTTCGTCTGCAGCAGCGACACAGGTGGTGGCAGCCCGAGCCAATCGACGCTCTGTTACCTTCACCAACATCACGGGAACGCAGCCGGTCTATTTCGTTCCGGATAACCGCACCACAGGCGTCACCACAGGTCTGTTCTTGGCCGGCACTGCGGGCGCATCCATCACAATCCCCACAACTGCCGCAGTTTTCGCCACGTCGCCGACCGCTGCGCAGACGCTCGGAGTGCTTGAGACCTTCTGATGGTTGATGCTGGCGTATCATACCCACCGGCTAATCTCGCAACGCTCGCGATACCCACGATGGCGACCGTCGCGCCTCCGGGTGTTGCCGATACAGGCGCTGCCGGCGCCGTGACCATGGAATATGCCGGCAAGTTCCACACCCACGCCAGCAAGGCCCGGAAGCAGATCGTCAGCATGCCGTCTGCCGCCGCAACCTACGCGTGGACCTATCCGACAGCGTTTGGCGCAGGCGTGGTCCCCATCGTTAGCGCTATTGTCCAGGTGCCGAACGGAACGACCGACCTGTTCAACGTCCAAGTGATGGGAACGCCGACCAATACGGGATGCGTGTTCCAGATCAACCGCGTTTCGCCGGGGCTTTTGTCGCTGCTGCTAGGCGCGCTGTCCCTCAATCCAACACCCATTGCTGCCACGCTGCACATGCTGGCGCTCGAACCATGAGCGGGGAAACTTACGGAGACGACCATGAACAAGCATATGCAGGATAAGCCGCACGAATTCGAGCAGGGCCGCTTTGCCCGCCGCAACGGCATCTCAAAGGATGATGCGCCTTACGACACGGAAGACGCAAACCATAAGGCGTGGCTCGCCGGTTGGAAGTTCGAGGACAAGTACCAGGACAAGACCGGTTCGATCGAAGATCAACTGGACGAAGCGCCTGAGACGCAAGCCAAGGGGCAGGTCGCGACCACTTCGGACGCCAAGCACTAATGGCGACACTGGTTCGCATAGAGCCTGCGCTGTTCAGGCCGGATGAGCAGGGGTGGTTCGTCATGTCTGACGGGCGCAAATACCTGCGTCCGCTTGAACCGCGTGAGCCTGTGCGGGCCAGATCGTCCTTTCCCTGCCCGATGATCCGCAAGGATACGATTGACCCGTGCATGGGCATGGATGGCCGGATGCATGACAGCCTGTCGAGCTACCGACGCTCGCTAAAGGCCGAGAACAATCCGCAGGGCGAGAGCTACACTGAGATCGGCAACGAAGAAGCGCCGACCATAACCCATGACTTCGACCGCAAGCAGCGTCGTGACGACATCAAGGCGGCGATCATGGACGTGAAATATGGGCGGGTTCCGCCCCCTACCGCAACGCCAGATCCTTCTCAGACGGGGTGAATGACATGACCGACCTAGCAACCGATATCAGCGCTCCGCTGTCCACCACGCTGGACTTGGACCCAGGCGCTGGCCCTAGTGGAGCCGGCGCACCGCGCACTCTGCAGACGGAGCCTAAAGAGCCGTCCCTGCGTGATACGATTGAGCAGGTCGTCAAGGAAGATACGGCCAAGGTCGAGGAAAAGCCAAAGGAAAAGGTTGAGGCGGAACCCAAGCCTGAGAAACCGCGCGATCCGACCGGCAAGTTTGCAGCGAATGAGAAACCTGCGGAGACCGAGGCGAAGGGCAAGGAGGGGGAAGACTCTGCGCAGGTCGCCAAGGAACCGGAGGCCGGAACCGGGCAGGACAAGACGGCGCAGGATCGCCCGTCTGAGGGGAAACGATATCCTGAGCCGCCTGCCCGGTTCCAACCCGACAGCAAGGAGCAATGGCGTAACGTCCCGCGTTCCGTGCAACGCGACGTGGAGGTCATGACGAGGGAGCATGACACCTATCGCCAGAGCCATGAACGCTATGAACCTGTCCGCCAATATGATGAGATCGCCCGGCAGAATGGCCGCACCCTTCAGGATAGTCTCGCCAAGGTGGTCGAGATCGAGGATGCGCTGGCAAAGAACCCGATAGCGGGCCTTGATCGCGTCCTGCAGGAAGTAGGCCCGCGCAAGCCCAACGGACAGCCATACAGCCTGTTCGAGGTCGCTCAGCATATTGTGAGCCAAGGACCGCAAGCCTATCAGCAGATGTCTTCCCAGGCGCAGCAGGAGATGTCTCAGACCCGCGTTCAGCAGCTTGAGCAGGAGAACGCTCAACTTAAGCAGGCTCAGCAGGGGCAGGCGCTCGCCAGTCAGATCATCGCGCCATTTGCGCAGACGCATCCTCGCTACTTCGAACTGGAGGATGATATTGCACTTTTCCTGCAATCTGGTAGGATCGACCCCAGCTTGAGCCCGGCTGAAAAGCTGGCAGCGGCATACGACATGGCCGAGCGGTTAAATCCGCCTTCACATGTCTCCGCTGTCACTGACCCGGACCCTGATCCCGAGAGCCGCGCTGTCACAAACCTCAGCGGCACGAAATCCATCAAATCCGCTCCGGGCGCTGTTTCCGAGGAATTGGAACCCGATAGCGGCGGTTCAATCCGCGACATTCTCGAGTCCGAGGCAAAACGGATGGCGAGAAGGTCGTAACGGGAGCATTTAAATGGCTATCGTCACTGATCGCAACTACGGGCAGCTCCTGACTGCTTCCGTAGCGCGTCGTTCCAAGCAGATTCAGGATATCGTCTACAACGCAACGCCGCTCACCCGCATTCTGCGCGATGAAGGCAAGATCAAGGTCAAGCGGGCCGGTGGTCCAGAGCTGCGCATTCCGGTGCAGTTCGACAAGCTGACCGCGCAGTGGTTCACGGGCTATGACAAGATCGAGATCACGCCGAAGGAATTGCTGAACTCGGCAGTCTTCCCGTGGTCGCGCATTGTCTCGCCTTTCTCGCTGACCGGCACTGAACTGCTGTTCAACCGTGGCGAGGAAGAAGTCATTGACCTGATGGAGTTCTATATCGACTCCGCAGAAAAGGCCGTGAAGGAAAGCTGGGAAGTTGGCCTGGTCGGAGACGGTACGGCAGACGGTGGCCGGCAGATGGTTGGCCTTGGTGGCGCAATCCCTGTCGTCCCCAATACCGGCGTCTATGGCGGTATTGACCGCGCAACCGTTCCGAACTGGCGCACGTCCACCTTCAATATCGTCTCTGGCGATGTGGCGGGTTATAACGTGTGGGACAGCACGACCGTTCGTCCGATCATCGAGCGCATTTCGCTCAACCGTTCGCGCAATGGCCGTTATGCCTCGCTGCTGATCGCGGACGCTCTGGCCTACACGCCCATCTCGGCTGCATTCGTTGCGCATCAGCGCATCGTTTCGGATCGTGCGGGTCGTCTGGGCTTCACCAGCCTGTCCTACATGACCCCCGCTGGTCCCGTGGATATCGTGGCTGCTGGCGGCATCGGCAACGTCATGCCAGCGAACACGGTCTACGGCATCGATACCGATGGTCTGGCGATTTATGAGTTCCCCGGCCAGCAGTTCGTGCCGTTCCACCCTGGCAACGGCATTCGTCCCATCAACCAGGACGCGGTGGCTCAGGGTATCGTGTGGTCGGGTCAGTTGGTTCTGGAGAACCCGCTGTTCTCCTACCGTATTCGCACCACTTCGTAAGGAGCAAATGACATGACTTCTCCGTTCCGCACGAACCCCTCGCTTGGGCCTAACCTGTGGCAGGTCGTCCGCGCCAATCAGGTTTGGTACGATGGCGCCAAGCAGATCGCATCGCCGCAGCTTGGTGATGTCAGCTTTGGTGATGATGGCTTTGAGTATATCTGGGTACAGGCATCCGGCGCTATCGCCGCTGCTGCGGCCCCAGGCACTCAGGTGTCCATCACTCTCCCCGCGCTGACCGCCGCTACCGGCGCAGGCGGCTTCTACGCTCCCAACAGCACCAACATGCCGACAGCCTTGGCTGCTGGCGACCGGTTCTGGGCGCGCAAGGGCACCACCGTTTAACTCTCTGGGGCGGCTATCAACGCCGCCCCTTTTCCTCTCAGACGGGAATAGACCATGACGAAACTAGCCGTAATTGACGAACGCGAAATCAGCATAACGCCAGTGTTCAAGATGATGGAGATCGAGAATATCCCCAAGTCTGAGACTGCTGGGCATGCTGTCTTGGAAGTTCATGAGGTCGTCGAGGTCCGCTTCGCTGGCCAGAAGAATTATATGCCGGTCTTCCTCGCCAAGGATTTCGCCTATCGGGAAGGCAACCGCACGATCACCTATGCTGAGCGCTGGGCTGATCAGTATCGGGCTTTCAAGGAAGGCAGCCCGCAGGAAGCGATGGGTACGCCCCTTGAGATGCTCAATGGCCTTACGCCTGAAGACCGTTCGCTGTGTCGTGCGCTGCGCATCTATTCAATCGAGGCGCTGCATGCGCTCGAAGGGCAAGCGAAACAATCTCTGGGCATGAACCAAAACCGCCTCAAGGAGGCCGCTGCGACCTATATGGCGGACCGTGCCTCGAGCAAGAACCAGTCCAGTGAGATCGAGATCCTCAAGGCGCGCATTGCCGAACTGGAAAGCCGTTCGACCGTCCCCCCGATCGACACGCCGACAGAACCCGAAATCGACGCAATCGTTCAGGCGATGGATGACGAGTTCACGTCCTTCTCCGACGATGATATCAAGGTCTGGATCACGGATAACACCGGCACCCGTCCCAAGGGCAACCCCAGCAGGGCCACGCTGCTCAGCATGGCGCGGGAACTGGCTGGCTAAGTGGCAATCCTGCCCGCCCTTCAAAGCGCCGCAATCAGGTTGATGGGTCAAAAGCCTACAACCTTTTTCGGCTCTAGCCAGAAGTTCGAGATCGAGCTGACGGACCTTGTGAATGAGGTGGCGCAGGACGTTGCGAAATATCAGGATTGGCAGGCGCTGGTGAAGAAAGCCTCCATCGCGGGGGACGGCACCACCACCGCCTTTGATCTGCCAGATGATTACGACCGCCAGCTTGTCCGCTCTGACATGCAAAATGGTCAAAGCTGGTTCTGGGGTTATCAGCGCTACAACGACATAAACGATTTCTATTACCTCGCGGCGACAGGCTTCAATCCCCTGCCCGGTGGCTGGATATTGGTGGATAACCAGATCCAGTTCGCCCCCGCGCCTGGCGCATCATCAACGGCGATCTACCCTTACGTCAGCAAGAATTATGCCCGTGATCCGAACACAGCAACGCTGAAATCCGCCTTCACTCTGGATACGGATGAATTTCTGCTCCCCGATCGCCTACTGACCCTTGGGCTGGTGTGGCGGTGGAGAGAGAATAAGAAGCTGGATTCTACAGGCGATCAGGAGGCTTTTGCCAAGGCTCTCGATGAGTACGCCGCGAAGGATCAAGGTTCGCGCATCTATCGCTCGAACGGCAGCCGCTTTCGATCTGGGGTTGGATATGCCTGGCCGTGGACTTTGGGCTAGATGTACGCCCGGCGCCCTAGCGCACCCAAGCAGCGCACCGCACAGTTCAAGAAATGGGATGCTCCTATTCGCGGATGGGTGTCCAATAGGGCCTTGTCCGATCCTGGCACTGTGCAAAACGGCCAAGGTGCGGCGATCCTCGATAATTTCTTTCCTCGTGCGTCCACGGTCCAGCTTCGTCGCGGCAAGCAGCTTTACGCCACGCTTGGCGATGAAACCCTGCCGGCGCTTTCCCTGTTTTCCTACAATAATGGCGAAAACCAGAAGCTTTTCGGGGCAACAGAAACCACGATCTATGACCTGACGAACATCATTTATCCGGCTAACGAGAATATCACGACCGAGGATGATGACGAAATCGGGACCGAGGATGGCGACTATTTCGGGTGGACATCCACCGGGGATTTTGCCGTCTATGCCGGCCTCACCGGGGGCTATTGGAATGTGGTCCAGTTCGCCACGACTGGTGATGTATTCCTGATCGGGGTGAATGGCGAGGATGTCGGGTTCATCTATGATGGCGATGATTTCTGGCCGAACGTGGCTGGGGGTGTAACGCGCCTGAATTTCGACGCGCAGTCTGCGAACTTCACCGTTGGCGCTGTTGTCACGGGTGCAACGTCTACTGCGACCGGGACCATCTACAAGCAGACGGACGCCGGAACGACAGGAGCGCTCTATCTGACCGGCGTGACCGGCATTTTCCAAGATAACGAGATCGTCGCGGGCGGTGGTGGCTCTGCGACTGTCAATGGCGCGCCTAGCATTGCTTCACCCGGCGTCACCTTCCCCGGTGGCCTGACTAGCGCAGATATGTCTTTCGTGTGGACCTATGCCAATCGGCTCTGGTTCGTCGAGAAGAACAGCTTGAACGCCTATTATCTTCCCGTCGATCAGGTAGGTGGCACGGCAACGATATTCCCCTTGGCTGGCGTCTTTGGCCGTGGTGGTGCTTTGATGTGGGGCCAGACATGGAGCCTTGAGGGCGGCGCGTCTGGCGGCTTGTCGGAGCAATGTATCTTCGTTTCGACTGAAGGCGAGGTCGCGGTCTATCAGGGCATTAATCCGGGCGAGGCGGATGGCTTTTCTCGCGTGGGCGTCTACCGCATCGGCAAGCCGTTAGGGCCGAGGGCATTCATGCGCGGCGGTGGCGATCTGGCGATTGCCACGTCTGTTGGGCTGGTGCCTTTGTCCAAGGCTATATCGCTGGACATAACCTCACTGAATACGGCCACTGTCTCTTACAACATCGCGGACGCGTGGTCCGATGCTGTCTCTCAAAGAGGCATGGCCGATTGGCAGTGCGAGCTGTGGCCAGAACTGAAACTCGCCGCGATTTCACCGCCGAACCTCATTGGCGCCGACAATCCGGTATTGTTTGTCAGCAACACGGAAACCGGCGCATGGTGCCGCTTTACCAATTGGTATGCGCTGTGTTTTGAAGTCTTCAAAGGCCAACTTTACTTCGGTGGGCCAGAGGGTAAAATCTTCGCGGCGAATGTCGGCGGTCTGGACGATGGCGAAAGCTATACGGGGGCAATGCTGCCCCTGTTTGAGGATCTAGGGTCGCCGGCATCCACCAAGATCGCCAAGATCGCGCGGGCTGTTACTCGATCGAATGTGCCGATCAATGATCTGGTGTCATTCCATAGCGACTTCGACTTGTCCTTGCCCGCCCCTCCGGATGCCTCGACTGCGGGCTTGGGAAATAGCTGGGGAACCGCCATCTGGGGAACTGCGACATGGGGCGCTGTCCTCCCCTCAGTTATCTCTGAAACATGGCGCTCGATCGGCGGTATGGGTTATAGCTGCTCTGTGGCTTTTCAGGTTACTAGCGGTGCGCTTGATCCGATCGACTGTGAACTGATCCGCCTAGACTCGACCTATACCGTTGCGGAGTTGGTGACGTGATCACCACAGACCACGCGGTCGCGGAGTTCGTCTCCAAGGCGCTGGGGTTTGGCCTATGTCCGCCATATACGCAACTTGGCATCGTCCAGGACCGCAAAGTCATCGGCGGCGTCGTGTTCAATATGTTCGAGGGCTCTGACCTGCATTTCACCGCAGCCGGGAGAGGCTGGTCCCCTGCATTCATGCGAGCGGTCGGCCAATATGTCTACAGCCAGCTTGGATGCGAGCGTATGACCTGCATCACTGAACAACCATCTGTCGCCAGATTGGCAATCCGGCTTGGCGGAAAGGTGGAAGGAACGCTGCGCAATCACTTCGGCCCTAACCGTGACGGAACCCTAATCGGAATCTTGCGCAACGAATGGAAATACCGTACTATCCCCGCAAATCTAGGCACAGTTGAACCCCTCCATGTGCTTCCTGATATTAGGAAGCGTTCAAGTGGTCTCAACACCTAAAGCCCCAGACCCCTACGATACGGCACAGGCGCAGAGCCAGTTCAACACGAACACGGCCATCTCGTCACAATTGCTCAACATGACCAATCAGACGAACCCCTATGGGTCCGTCACCTATAACCAGACCGGAACGAACAGCTTCACGGGTGCTGATGGCAAGGTCTACAGCCTGCCTCAGTTCACGCAGTCCACCAGCTTTACCCCTGAAGGCCAGGCGATCTTTGACAAGACGCTGACGGCCCAAAACAACCTCGCCCAGACAGCAGCCGATCAATCGGGACAGGTGAAGGACACGCTAGGGCAGCAGTTCCAGTTTAATAATCAGAGTGCCGCCGATTGGGCTTACGACCTTGCCCAGACCCGCATTGCTCCGCAGCAGCAGCAGGCGACGGACGCACTACGCACCCAGCTCATCAATCAAGGCCTCCGCCCCGGCACAGCAGCTTGGAACAGTGAGATGGCGCGCAACTCCAATGCCATCACCGATCAGAATAACCAACTTGCCCTGACGGGTCGCAGCCAAGCCTTCAATGAGGCTATCCAGACGCGCAATCAGCCGCTCAACGAGTTGAATGCGTTGCTATCGGGGTCGCAGCTTCAGAACCCCGGCAGTGCATCGGGCGCAACGCCTCAGACGCAGGTTGGCGGGGTCGATTATACGGGTCTGGTCAATCAACAGTACCAAAGCAAGCTGGCATCGTCGCAGGCGGGGTTGGGAGGACTATTCGGCCTGGCCGGCTCTCTGGGGTCTGCTGCAATCATGGCGTCTGATATGCGCCTGAAAGATGATATCGAGCGCGTCGGGACCCTGGATAACGGCCTGCCTGTTTATCGCTTCACCTATAAGTCTGGCGGGCCGGTCCAGATCGGCCTCATGGCGCAGGATGTTATGGATGTTCATCCGGAGGCTGTCCACACCATGGACAATGGCTATTACGGCGTCGATTACGCGCAGGCGGTGCGCTGATGGATCAGATCGCTCAAATCCTTGCCCAGATGCAGAACGGCCCCCAAGGCACTTACGCGCCGATCGGGCAAACCGCCACAGTGTCAGCGCAGCCCACCGCGCCGTTTGTGTGGGGTAAAGGTGGCCAGCGCCTGTCCATGGACGATATCTCTCGCCAGCGCGAACTTGCCGCACAGCAGCAGGCGGCAGGGTCGGACTATTCGCCGATCGCCTCACCATGGCAGGGCCTTGCGCGCGTCTCGCAGAGCGTGATCGGGGCCTTGGGCGAGAAGAAGGCAGATAAGGATGCGGCGGCTTATCAGGCGCAGAGAGCCGCCGATCTTGGTGCCCTTACGTCTGGGGGCATTCCATCTGCAAGCGGTGGGATTAGCCCCGCTGTGATTGCGGGTTTATCGAGCGATGACCCACAAGTCGCAGGCATCGCCAGCAAATTGCTATCAGCTTCGATTAGGCAGCCAGCGCAGCCGCATTACTTCGAGGCAAACAACGGGTCACAGTTTATGATTGGCCCCGATGGCAAGCCAGTCGAGATATACCATGATCCGACGCCGCGCTATGTGCCAGATGGATTTGGTGGACTGCAGCCTATTCCAAACACGGGAGGAGGTGATCCTAATCTCGCGCCGGGGGGAGTAGGGCTTTCCGCCGATCTGCCTCCCGGTTTCGTTATTGACGGAGGTCCGGCGTCTACAGCGCCGGGCGCCTTTCCCTGACCCTATGGCAGCGCCAGGAACTATGACGAGCGGACGAAGAACCCCGCAAGGGAATGCATTGGTCGGAGGCGTTCCTAATAGCGCCCACTTGCGCGGGGACGGCGTTGATTATGCCAATACCTCTGTTGACGCGCTGCGCTCCTATTTTGGTCCGAAAGCCCGCTTCCTCAACGAGGGCGATCACATCCACGCAACGCTGCCTAATTATGGAAAAATTCCATATTTTGGCAAACGCGGCACGACAGGGCTTAGATAATGCCGACAGAGGGCCAAACAGCAACTAATCCACAGACCGGCGCTAAGGTAGTGTTTAGTGGCGGCGGTTGGGTGCCCGTCGCTTCAGGGATTGCGCCGAACCCGATTAAGTTGAGGCAGGGAAACCTGCAGGTAAGCAATCTTGAGCAAAATCTCCGGCAGGGCGACACCCAAATCCGCAAGAGCGAAGCGGAATTGCCCTACGTTGCTCCGCAAGCAGCGGCTTCTACAGCCCGCGCTCAACAGCAGGTCCAAGATCGTCCATTTGAGCGCGGCGACAAGTTGCGTTCGGATTTCACCGGCGATGCCCGGTTTAAAGAGTATAACGCTGTTCTGCCAGTCTTGATGTCCGGATTGCAAAGCGCTCCCAACCCTGCCGGCGATAGCGCGCTTATCTATGCTTATGCGAAAGTGATGGACCCAGGGTCGGTTGTTCGCGAAAGCGAAGGGGACGCCGCAGCCAGCACGGCTGGTTTTTGGGATGCCCAGGCTGAAAAGCTAAAGAAAAATCTGGGGTTTGATGGGGCGCGCGGATTGCCACCAGGCGCTGCTGAAAACTTGCGCATAGAAATGAACCGCAAAGTGGCCCAGCTTGCGAAAACGTACGGCGTTGCTCGCGCTGACTACCAACGTAAGGCGGAGCGACAGGGCGTCAATGCGGATGATGTTGTGGGCGGCTTCCCTGGTCAACCATTCTTCGAGAAGTATGACCAGCTTCGCGCGCGAAATTTTGACGATCGGCCAGCGCCCCCAAGACCAGCCCAACATCAACAAATCTCGATGGGTGGAACGTCGCCGCTGGAGGTCAATGTCACTGATACGGGTGGCCCTACTGACCCCCGCGCGGATCCCGACATCGTGGCCCAAGCGGCAGCTGAAGCTGCTGGGGCGCGCTACAACAATTCGCCCCTTTCCCAAGGGCTGTCAGGCATTAACGAGGGCATAGCGTCCACTCTGGGCGCGCCTGTCGATCTTGCCAACAGCGCTTTGGGTCTGGGGGCGGAGGGGTTAAATTATCTCGCTGGAACCGATCTGCAGGCCGCAGACAAACCTTTCCTAGGTAGCGAGTGGATAGGAGACCGCCTTTCGGGCTTGGGGGCTATTGGCGCCGAAAGCAGCCGACCCGGCATGGGTTTTATCAGACGTGTCGGTCAGTCAGTTGGCGCGTCTGCACTTCCGATAGCAGGAACGGCGACGTCGCTAGGGAGGGGATTGTTTGGTCTTGGCTCAGCGGCAGCTGGTGGAATTGGTGCGGCAACAGCGCAACAGGTTGCGCCAGGCAATCCTTATGCAGAACTGGGAGGCGAACTAGTCGGCTCAGCACTTGGCGGTGGCGCAGGGTTTTTGCGTGGCAGGCGGTTGGCGCAACGCGAAATAGAATCCGCAGTGCCGACCATCCCTGATTTAAAGGCTAAGGCGACTGACCTATATGGGCAGGCTGAAGCAAATGGAATAACTGCGTCTCCGCAGCAGACGCAGGGTCTATCCCAGAATATCGCGGCAATACTGGCAGATGAGGGCACGATCAGCCCAACCGGCAGATTGTCCGAGGTTCAGCCAAAGATTAAAGAAGCATATCAGCTGGTTAACGATTACGCTGGCCAGCCCATGAAGCCAAAACAGATGCAGACTGTGCGTAGTGTTTTGGGGGATGCATCGCGCAGTACGGAGCCAAATGAGCGGCGGATTGCCAAATCACTGCTTGAAGAATTTGATGCGTGGGCTAGCCCTATGGCTCCTGAGCTAGCGGAAGCGCGCAAAGTTTCGAGCCGCTACCTCCAGGCCGGTGATTTAGAGCAGGCTCGTGAACTGGCCGGGGCGAGAGCTGGGCAGTTTTCCGGGTCAGGATTTGAAAATGCGCTCCGGACAGAATATCGGGGACTGGATCGCGGGGTTATTAAAAATCGTGAAAGCTTTCATCCGGACGTTGTTCAAGCTTTGCAAAAAGTGTCGCGGGGTACGCCTGTCTCGAATGTAGCGCGAGGTTTCGGTAAGCTTGCCCCCACAGGCGTAGTTTCAGCAGGCCTTACGACTGGCGTACCGTTCGCGATCGGCAACAGTCTTGGTGGCCCGGCTGTAGGCGCGGGTGCGGCGGGCCTGACTACAGCGTTGGGGATCGGTGGTCGGCAGATAGCGACGCAAATGGGTATTCGCGGCGCGGATATTGCCGAACTTCTTGCGCGCAATGGCGGTGCGCTGCCTGAAGCGCAAGTTATCACTCCTGATATTCAGAAACTGATTGCAGCTGGTCTTTTAGGGCAGCAATCCCAGTATTTAGATGGCAGCTAAGTACATCAAGCCAATTAGGCCGAAGGCAAATATCGCCCAGAAAATCTCTTCCGCTTGCGTTTGCATGCTATCGCCTTAGCGTTTTTTCATAAAGCGGGAAATGGTGTAAACTATGATGCAGGCGGTTAGTGCCACACCAATCCAATATCCTATCTCGCGGTAGATCATCCCCTCCCTTTACAGGGAATCTTGGCTACGGGCAATCACTCGGGTTCTTTGTTCCGAGCAGCCATAAATCGCTGCATTTGCAGCTCATGCTCAACCATTGCCTTTCGCTGGTTCAGCTCTTGCACCCTCTCGGTAGTCTTGGCGATCATCTCATGTAAGCGAGTAAGGTGGTCCTCTAGCTGCTGAAGCCTCATTTCGTCAGCGTCCCCAAACGCCTGGGTAAACATCGCGACGATCTCGGCATTCATTGACCGGCCATTTGATTCCGCGCGACCGACAATGCGGCGGTGCAGGTCAGACGGGACACGAATATTAAATCGCACTTCGTCTTTGGTGCCACTTTTTTTCATTGACACAGAAACTCCGTGGTGCCACATTTCAATGATGGCGCTATGCCATCATTCGATGCAAGGAGAAACACCATTGTCAGATGCAACGCAAGCGAAGGCTGAGGCTGCGCGTCTCGTCTTTCGCATTCCAGGCCACATGAAAACAGAGGTAGATCACTATGCGATCGACACCTGCCGTTCGCTTAATGAAAGCCTGATTTATTTGGTCAAGCGCGGCCTCGCCGCAGAGAAAGCGGCGTCGAACCCTACGGCCTAGACAACCAAGGTTCGACGCCTCATCATCAAAGGAAACCAAGATGAATGAAATTACTATAGGTGGTTTTGGCTCCGGTGGCCAGCCCCAGACAATGAACAGCAAAGAGATCGCGGAACTTTGTGAAAAGCGGCATAGCCACGTTTTACGAGATATCCGCGCATTCGTCGGTGCCGTGGTCCAAATGGAGCGCGGCGTGGATGTAAAATCCCTCGACTGGGACGGTGAAGAGGGTGTGCAGCTTTTTGGACAGACCCCCATTGGTGGCGTTTCCTGCACCTTCGAAACAAACACTCAAAATGGGCAGAGCTATCCCGTCTATCATCTCGATAAGTCGGCAACTCTGACTATTGTTGCTGGGTACAACGTCCTTCTCCGAAAGCGGATAATCGACCGTTGGCAAGAATTGGAAGCCAATCCTTTCGCCGCTATGATGCCGCAGGACTACCCCTCAGCCCTTCGCGCACTGGCCGACAAGACCGAGAACGAGCAGCGCCTTATAGCCAAGGTTGAGGCTGACGCACCGAAGGTGGCCTTTGCCGAACAGATCGAAGTCGCGCCAGACGCTATCAGCATCGGACAGGCCGGGAAGACATTGGGGACCGGGCGCAACCGCCTCGCCGCCCACTTACGCCATATTGGCTGGATCAATCGGTTCAATGAGCCGTATCAGTCCACGATTAATTCCGGGCTGATGGATGTGAAGGTCGGAAGCTGGGAACACCCTGACAAGGGCCTGATGCGTAGCGTTACCGCGCTGATCACTGGCAAGGGACTGGCCAAGCTGCACGGCACCCTCGACACCCACCACTAAAAGCAGAACGGCGCAGGTGTACGAGACCCGCGCCGTTCCTGACCACCGATAATCCTCAGGAGATCATCATGGCTTTAAACGCCCTTAGCACAAATGTTGTGCGTTTGCCTACCGCCGCTCCTCGCAAGGTCCAGCAGCGCTACAACAGGTATATGCGGGAATTTCGCGCTGCCAATCCGTGGCCCGGTGACCACCAGCGGCCAGAGTCGCGCTATGCATCAAGCATCAGCCAGACGCCGGAGTTGCTGATCGCAATGGCGGTCTTCAAATGCCTGACTGATGAGCAAAAAGCGCAGGCTCGGCACATGGTGATGCAGGTTCACTTAATGTCACCGAATGATGAGTCTTTGGCGGCATTCAAAGTCGTCACCGATTTGAAGTGATATGTTGAGGGCGGCTCTTCGGGGTCGCCCATTTTCCTTTGCCACCTCTTCAAGATTCCGCTATAAACACCGCTAATCCGCAGGGCTGACGACCTTCACCTGCTTCCTACATCCAAGGAAGCTGTCAGTTGCCACGGGGTTCAGACGGGACATATTCGCTACCGAACGGGACGCTGGTCAATTCTGGCGACACCGTTCTGCCATCCCAGCACAATCCCGCATTCAATGATGTAGCCCAAGCGCTGACCAACTCTCTCGACCGCAACGGTTCGGGAGGCATGCGCGCGCCATTGGATATGGGGTCTTACCCTATCCAGAACCTTAGTCCCGGCACCAATCCAACAGACGCTGCTACGGTCTCTCAGGCGAGCGCGGGAACGGTGCCTGTTGGCACATTGCTTGATTATGCCGGCAACACAGCCCCTTCAGGGTATCTGCTTTGCTACGGGCAGGCGATCAGCCGGACGACCTATGCCGATCTGTTCGCGATACTGTCCACGACCTGGGGCATTGGCGACGGTTCGACCACATTCAATGTCCCTGATTTCCGTGGCCGCGTCGCAGCCGGCAAGGACGATATGGGCGGCACGACCGCTGGCCGTATCAGCAATATCCCCAGCACGACCCTAGGTGGCGTCGGGGGCCTGAAAGATCACACACTAGTCACTGGCGAGATGCCGGCGCATGCGCATGGGATCAACGATCCTGGTCATACCCACGGCTACACCACCGTGTCTGCCATTGGCGGTATCGATAACGGATCTAGCTTCGGCCAGTACGCGGCCAACACTTCGTCCGCTCAAACCGGCATTTCCCTCCAGAACACTGGCGGCGGAGGTGCGCACAATAACGTGCAGCCCACGGCGATCGTCAACAAGATCATAAAGGCGACCAACTGATGGCCGTCCCGATAGTCCCATCTGATCTTGGCCCGGCAGCCACCGTCACGGGCGCTGCGGCGCTCGTTGTCGATGACGGCGTTAACGTCCAGAAGGCTACGCCTCTACAAGTGGTAGACGCCGCCCGGCCCCTTGCCTCTCAGGCCGAAGCGGAAGCTGGCACGGATAACGTCAAGCTCGTTTCCTCGCTTCGGGTTGCGCAGGCCATAGCAGCGTTAGGCGTATCCAATGGATCACTTGTCGCCGGATTAGCTACCAAAGAGAATTTGATCACCGCAGGGACTTCGGCGCAATATTGGCGCGGCGACAAGACTTTCCAGACACTCAACAAAGCGGTTGTTGGCCTTGCGAACGTCGATAACACCACCGACGCTGCCAAGCCTGTCTCCACCGCCACCCAGACCGCTCTTAATCTGAAAATGACCAGCGCCACCTTGGCGGCTACAGGTGGCGCAGCGCTGGTGGGTACAACGGCGGGCAACGTCCAATCTGATATCAATACCATTAACGCTAATGTCGCGCTCAGGCCTACTTCAACGACATTGGCGGCTAGCGGCGGCGCTGCGCTTATTGGTTCTGCCGCTGGCAATGTTCAGACGGACATCAACGCGCGCCCTACATCAGCCACCCTTGCCCTATCGACAGGCTCTGGCCTCATTGGATGGATACAGTTAGGCGTAGGGGCGGTTCTTCGTAACCTGCTCGATTGGCTGCGTGAGCGCCCGATAAGCGTCAAGGACTTCGGCGCGACCGGCAATGGCTCAACCGACGACACTGCCGCAGTGCAGGCTTGGGTAACCTATCTCTCGACAAACGGGAGAATGGGTTATGTCCCCAAAGGCAATTACAAGCTCACTTCGACGGTAACGGCGCCTCAGGCTAACAATTGGGGCTGGCGTGGCGAGGGGAAATACAAGTCCGCATTCTTCTGGGCTGGGGCCTCCACGACCTCCGATATCTTTGCCTTAGGAGGAACTGGCGCTGACAGTCGGGGCTGCCTTTTTGAGAGTTTTTCCGTCTTTTCCTTCTCGGCGCAGACGGCGGGAACAGCTTTCAAGCTTACGAACTTCACAGATCCTTCTATTGATGACGTGACGTTTGGCGGCGAATTGTACGCCAAGAATACCTGGCACGGTATCTGGTTTAATGGCTGCCATGAAGCAAAGCTGACCCGGTTCGATATTATGGGTCTGGGTGACGGGATTATCGTCAATTCCGGGACATTGGGCAATTCATCCAACTCCGATCTGTATCTTGACGTAGGTTTTGCAAATAACTGCGGCGGCGCAGGTATCCGGTGCGCTGGCGGGTTCGGAGGCCTGAATGTTGGGCAGGTCCAGCTCCTTGGCAATATGGCAGGTCAGCTTGTCGTAGACAATTCGATTGCCGCCGCCAGTAATCGAGAAATCATTCTTTCGGCCAATTTCGTGGCTGACGGCGTTTTGGCGACACAGGATAACATCATCCTGAACTCGCCGACATCCAGCACAGCCAATCTGATTTGCGCGGGGACAATCGGCTCTGCCACGCGCTACGGGGTCAATGTCATCTCTTGGCCAAGTGGGTTCCTGAACTTCAGCGCAGGCCGCATCTATAACAATGTATCTGACGCTATCCATATGACGGATGCCACGGTCACTCTCGTCTGTGGTTCTGGCCTTAGTATCGACACTAACGGAGGGTTGGGCGTTTACAGCTCGGTCACGAACACTTTGGCCGATATTTCATGCGCATTTGCCGGAAATGTCGCCGGTGACATCGGCAACACAATCGGCAACTGGAAGCAATCCTTCACGCCTACTGTAACCTCCGGTTCCGGGTCATTTACGTCTGCTTCTGCGACCATGCGCTACCAAAAACGCGGCAAAAACATTTCGTTCCGCGCGCTTGTGGCGATCACTACCAACGGAACGGCGGCGGGAAGCGCGAATATCACCATGCCATTTTCGGCAGCCGCCACATCGGTTGCAACGGGCATTGCCGCCAGTGTTTCCGGCAAGGGTCTGACCGGCTTCATCAGCGGCTCGAACATGGTCATCCGCAACTATGACGGCACGTTCCCCGGCGCGAACGGTGAGAACCTTGTCGTTGAGGGTGTGTACGAGGCGGTATGACAGGCGATCTTCCCCAAGCGCGGAAGGCGCGCCCATGAATGGACACGCTGCGACAATGAGCGACATTGATTTACTTGGCGCGGACGGCGGCAAGATGGCTGCCTCGTTTGCGGCGGGGTGTGTCGCGACATGGGGTTTCCTACAGGGCTTCTTCTGGCGGGGTCTCTCCAAGAGCTACGAACGCCGCATCAAGGAGCTTGAGGCGGACAACGCCCGCTGTGAGCAGCGGCAGGGTCAGTTGGAAGCCCTGCTGTTCTTCCACGGTAATGAAGGCCTGCGCGGACAGATGCAGGCGGTTCTCTCCGAACAGCGGATCGAGATGCTGCGGGAGTTTAAACGGATTTGGGACGCGAAGGAGGATCGGGCGTGATGCGCAAGCCCACTCTCGTTGATGAAGCCCACTCATGGTGGAAGCTGTGGAGCATTCGCCTGAACGCGATCGGTTCCACCATCCTCGTTGCCATGATGAGCTTTCCGCAGGTCGGTCTGGCGATCTGGAACAGCATGCCGGTTGAAGTGAAAGGCTTGCTTGGTCCCCGCGCCACGCTGGTGGTCCCGCTCGCCTTCTTCCTCGCCTCCATGGGCGCAAGGTTCGTCAAACAGCACAAGGTGACCGGCAATGGCGACCAGTAAGCAAAAAGGCGCTCTGGGAGCCGCTGTCGGTGCCGCCGTCCTGATTGCGGCACCTGTCATCATGAAGTGGGAGGGCAAGCGCAACGATCCCTATCTCGATATCGTCAACGTCCCGACCGTGTGCTGGGGGCATACTGGCGGCGTTGAGCGTGGCCGGCGCTATTCCAATGCCGAATGCGAGGCGCTGCTGTCGGAAGATATCACCAAGCATATCCTGCCTGTGATCAAATGCGTACCCGAGATTACCGATCGCCCGTACCAGCTCGCCGCATCCGCATCTCTCGCCTTCAACATCGGCACTGGCGCTTACTGCAAGTCCACAGTCGCCAAGCGCTTCCGGGCGAAGAACTGGCGCGGCGGGTGTGACGCCATCCTGAATTGGAAAATGGCAGGCGGGCGCGTCGTTCAGGGGTTGGTCAATCGCCGCATGGATGAACGGCGTCTGTGTCTGACGGGGCTGACATGACCCGGCTGCTCGTCCTCCTGCTCTCGCCATGGCTGAAGCCCGATCCTGTGCATCATCAGAGCTACATCCTGCCCGAGCGCCGCAAACCGTGGACGGTCAAGGAAGTTGCCGCCTGCGTCCGGAGGATCGTTTCATGATGTTCTTCTTCGGCTTCGTTATCGGCGCTGCTGCCATGTGCCTGTTTATCCTCGCCGGGGACAACGGCTATTATCATGATGACAGGATCGGCAAGTGACGTGGCCCGCCATCTCCCTGCGCCAGGCGCTCTATATAGCGGGAGGGATCGCCTTCGCTCTTATCATCGCATGGGCGCTGCGGCTCGACTCCCTGCGCGCCAAGCACCTCCAGTCCTTCCACGACTGTCAGACCGCATCAAAGGCCAATGCCAAGGCGCAGGCTGACCAGAAAGCGGCTGTGGAGCGCAAATATAAGGAACAGGCAGATGCAACGGACAAGGCATATGAAGCAGAACTGGCTGAGGCCCGCTCTGCTGTTGACGAGTATATCCGCACTCACCGGGTGCGCTCATCCAGTGTCGGCGCCACCCCTTCCGCCACCGACAATAGCCGTGCCAGCCTTCCTGCAGAAGTGCCCGCCGCTGGCGTCGTGGTCGCCGAAACGGACGTGCGCGCCTGCAACGACGCCATCGAATACGCATGGGCAGCCCATGGCTGGTCCCAAACCCTGAACACACCCATTCTCAACGAGGACACCTCCAATGGCAATTAGCGCAGCAAAGCTTGTCGAACTCTCGATGGTTTCAGATCTGGCCGTTGAAGTCGCGGCGCAGATGAACGGTGGCACGAAAAGCGCGCGCCGTCTCCAGGAATTGGGCATGGTCGGGCCTTTAGCCGCCCGCC